TGTTTATAAAATGGAAAACGGTAACAGCTTTGATGGCTCCAATATCGTTGCTTCATTTGCCACACCCTTTGTTACAATTAATGATGCACGTATTCGTAAAACGTTTTATAAACTGTTTCTCTATACAGACCCGCAGGGAAGTGTTACCACCTCCGTTAATTTGAAGTTTGACTTTGATACAAAAGATAGCGTTCAACCAGACACTATCATATTATCTAACGAGGGTATAGATGGTGTGAGTGTTTATGGAAACTCTCTTACTCGATATGGCACTTCTGTTTTCGGCGGTAAGTTGGTGAAGCAGTTTGAAACTCAAGTGATTGGGTCAGCTTTCAGCGTATCGTTGCAGTTTACATCGGACGGGTTAAATCCTCCATTTAGTCTGGATGCAGCAACTTTGGAATTCGCAACACACGACAGACGTTAAGGCTTTACGTCTTTGATGTTTCGGTTATAACTACACACTAGATAGGAATTATCATGGCAGGATATATAAGAGTTGATACAAGTAATAACATTGCTGACGGTAATGTTATCGCCGCTGCTGACCTCGACAATGAGTTTAATGGCGTACAAGCTGCATTCAGTGCAAGCACAGGTCACACACATGGTGGCGCTGTCGGTGAAGGCGCTCCTATTGTAAAGCTTGGCCCGAGCAATGATGTCACTATTAGCGCAACATTGTTAGCCCCAAAAACTACCAACACTGTAGACCTTGGTAGCTCTTCGTTAAGATACAAAGACCTTTACTTGGCTGGTAATGCTGCCATTGCTGGTACGTTGGGTGTCACAGGTGTTGCTACATTCACTGCACAACCCATCCTGTCATCGTTGACAGCCAGCCGCGCCGTATTCTCTGATGCCTCTAAAGGTCTGGTAAGTAACGCCATCACTGGTACAGGTAACGTTGTGATGTCCACATCACCAACACTGGTCACTCCCGTGCTTGGTACACCAACGTCTGCTACACTGACCAATGCCACGGGCCTACCACTTTCAACGGGTGTAACAGGTACGCTGCCTATCGCCAACGGTGGAACTGGGGAGACAACTCGTCAGGCTGCGATGAACGCACTGGCGGGGGCTGTCACAACTGGTCAATATTTGCGCGGCAACGGAACAGACGTGGTCATGTCAGCGATTCAAGCCGCTGACGTGCCGACCCTGAATCAGAACACAACGGGTACGGCTGCAAACGTCACTGGTGTAGTCGCCATCGCCAACGGTGGTACAGGCGCTACAACTCTTGCTGGTGCGTCTATCCCGACTTACTCTAGTACTGATACACTGACTAACAAGACCATTACCAATTTAATTTTTGACGGTGATTACACGGAAGAAGTGTTCACCATCACCGATGGCGCTTCTGTTGATCTCGATCCATCCAATGGGACGGTGCAGATATGGACACTTGGTGCAAGCAGAACACCCACAGCAAGCAGCTTCGCCTCGGGTCAGTCGATGACTCTCATGGTTGATGACGGCTCTGCATATGCAATCACTTGGCCGAGCGTGACTTGGAAGACGGATGGGGGTAACACTCCTACACTGAACACCACCGGGTTCACAGCAATTCAGCTTTGGAAGGTCAGCACAGTATTGTACGGCGCTCGCGTGGGAGATGCGTGATGCAGGCAAGTAAGTTAAGGGCGGCTACGGCAGCTTCTGAGCCGATGATTCTTGAGTTTGATACATCGCTTGGTGACCTAACAATTGAGTTGCCGTTGTTTGGCACAGTTAACGTACTTGTTGATTGGGGCGACAGTACGTCAAACAGCTATACAACCACAGGAAACAAGACGCACACATACGCAACAGGCGGTGTGTACCAAGTTTCTATCAGTGGAAGACTCACTGCGTTTGGGAACTACGTTGATCGCCCAGAACTGACCAAGTGCCTGTCATTCGGAACTCTTGGGCTTACCAGTCTGGAAAGAGCGTTTTCTGACTGCCCTAATCTAACAGTGGTTCCCGACACGCTACCGCCAACCGTCACAAGAACGGATGAGATGTTTGCGCTTGCCACCAGCTTCAACCAAAATATCAACGGGTGGAATGTGTCGAATGTTACGGACATGAGCAGTATGTTTGTGTCTGCTACTAGCTTCAACCAAAACATTGGCGGGTGGGATGTTTCTAATGTGCGACTTATGGACCTCATGTTTAATAACGCCACTAGCTTCAACCAAAACATTGGCGGGTGGGATGTTTCTAGTGTAATCGGTATGTTTGCAATGTTTGAAAATGCCACCTCGTTTAACCAGAATATAGGTGCTTGGGATACATCGAATGTTGTTGATATGCAGCGCATGTTTGATGGTGCAACCGTGTTCAATCAAGACATTGGCGATTGGGATACGTCAAAGGTTGACAACATGAATAGTATGTTTGAGAACGCGACCAATTTCAATCAAGACCTGTCCGGTTGGTGTGTTGGCTATCAACAAAGCGAACCTACGACATTTGCTACAGGTTCTGCGCTAACCACGGGCAATAAGCCTGTATGGGGAACATGCCCGTCCCATGTGGCAAACGGCTCTATTACATACATTGGCGAAGCTACCGGAACCACAAGCGCCACACTACCCGCCCATCAAGCAGGAGATTTGATTCTTGCATTCGCATTTAGGGATGGCTCCACCACGCTTCCAACACAACCGTCCGGGTGGACTTCAATTGACACCGCAGCGGCAAACACCTGTTCTGCGCGTTTTGCATACAAGGTCGCTGCATCGGGTAGCGAGACAACGGGCAATTGGACCAGTGCGTCCACAACAATATTTCTCGTGTACAGAGGCGTAGACACTACGGCAATTGATGTTAGTTTTGGTAGGAGTCTTGCTACGGAAAGCACTGGGTCCAGCACGACAGTGACTTACAACGCCAACGGATTTTGGCAGGGTCTTTCCCGCCTAGTAGCTTTTGCAGGCCACCGCAGCACAGACACCGCGCTAGAAACACCACCCGGCAGCTTGTCATTGATCGTGAACCCGGTTGACGCAACAGACGAGGCTGCGGCATTCCAATCCATTGTGGATAACTTTGGGAACTGGACAAGCACCAACGTATCTGTTGGAGGCACATCTTCTGGGTTCATCACATTCGTCATGCGCTTGCGCGTACCCATCGTCCCCGTATAAGGAACTAACATGTATATCAAACTGAACAACAAAGTACCAGAGCTTTACTCGCTTGTGCAACTGCGGCGTGACAATCCAGACACATCATTCCCATCAGTGTTGTCTGATGAGTTGCTGGCACAGTACGAAGTCCAGAAGCTCAATGTATTACCAGCCCCTAAGCACGACAGCCGAACTCACTATATCAAAGAGTCAGAGTTGTATGAAGTGGGCGGTAAATGGCAGATGCACTACACAGCAGAGCCGTTGCCATTGTCGATTGCAACAAAGAACGTCAAAGCTGACCGTGACCGCCTGTTGACAGAAACGGATTGGGTGGTTGTTAAGGCTTACGAGATGCAGAGCGCCGTGTCCCAAGAGTGGTTGTCGTACCGTCAGCAATTGCGTGATCTGCCGACACAGCCTAACTTCCCACACGACACTGTTTGGCCGACAAAGCCATAACCTCAATACTGGTAGCGCTTTTAAACCGCATTACTTTAACATATTCACAATCATGGACACCACTAATCAGATCGCTTACGAAACAACAATGGCTGCGGTAGGTAGTAAAGCCACTTATGGTGGTGCAAGCGCAACTGTAGCCTCTTGGTTTTTATCCAGTGAGTTTGGAATGTTGATGGGTATCTTGATCGGTGTTGCTGGTCTTGCTATCAACTTTTATTACAAACATAAAGAAGACAAACGTAGACAAGAAGAGCATGACAGGAAGATGGGGTTGTACGAATGAATCGCGTAAACATTGCAGCATTGGTGCTCAGCGCAGCATCATTAACTGGCATTGCTATGCACGAAGGTTATCGTGATCGTGCTTATATTCCTATAGAGGGTGATAGACCTACATTGGGTTTTGGTGATGCACAGGGTGTGAAGGTTGGTGATAAGACCGATCCTATTCGTGCTCTCATAAGACTGAATCAACAAGTTGAAACATTTCAACAAGAGATGAAGAAGTGTTTAGGTGATGTACCCCTGTACCAATATGAATGGGACGCTTATGTGTCTTTGACATTCAACATAGGTAGTGGCGCTTTCTGCAAATCTACATTGGTTAATCTGTTAAAGAAAAACAACTACAAAGAAGCGTGTGAGCAGATACTGAAATGGGACAAGTTTAAAGGTAGTGCTGTTAAAGGATTAACCATTCGACGACAATCGGAGTATAAGAAATGTATTGGCCAATAAAGACCATAGCGTTGTTTGTTGTACTAGCTGCTCTTTCCCTTTCTCATTATTTCGTTTACAATAAAGGACAAGAAGCTGTCCACATTCTATGGACCAAGGACAAGCTTATTAAAGCTACAGCAGAAACCAATGCTGCTGACGAGGCTTTAAAGAAGCTACAAACATTACAGGCTGAAAAGCAGAAGGTGGATCAACTATATGTTCAAGAGAAACGTAAAGCGGCTGTCGCTGCTTCTGGTGCTCAGCATGAGCTTAATAGGTTGCGCGACACAATCACCAGTGGTACAACAGAGAGTAATAATGGTTCCAGCACCATCTCCAGAGTTGATGGAGGAACCAGACTTGAGCAAGAGTTACTCGGACAGTGTGCAGCAACTCTTGTTGCAATGGCGGCAGAAGCTGATCGATTGGAAACGGTCGTCGTAGGTCTTCAAAGTTACGTTAAAAACATATGTTTGGCTAAATAAATTATGAACAACTTTACATCAAAACAAAAAGAAATCGTAGCACGTAAGATGGGCTATGATGGTCCTATGCAGATGTTCGATGAGTTCTTGTCTGCATCACCTTCTGATGCACAGAAGTATTCTGCCATTACATCTAAGTTTGCCGAGCGCATGGCTAAGGGTGGATTGGTTAAGAACTATGCAGTAGGCGGCACCGTCACTACACCACTGTCCGGTATTTCCAATGCGCCTTCTGCGACACCAGCAATGACAACTGCTCCCGGTTATACAGCAGCAACAACCGAAATGACACCCGGCATGACAGCACAGGCTGCTCTTGCTGGTCCGACCACCACAGCCACTATTGCTCCTGCTGCAATAGCACAAGGTGTCACTGCCCCCGCTGCTGTTAAGACAACAGACGCTACAACCACTGCCACAACAGCAGACCTTCAAGCTGCACAGGCTGGACAAGCTGCTGCTACAGGCACTTTGTCAGAAGGTGCTAAGGCTCAGGCTGCACAAGGTGCATTGTCACAAGGCGCACTGGCTGCTACTCAAAAGGTTGGCTCTGAATTCGTTGCTCCTGTTGTTGCTGGCACTAGAACTACAGAGGCTGGTGAACTCGTCACTGCTCAAACAGACATGCCTGCCGTCACAGCGCAGGCAGCACAAGCTGCCACACCAGAGAAGGTTGTTGCAGCTACAGGCACTGTACAAGCTAATCAGTTGGTTCAGCCTGCACAAATTGCTGAAGCAGACATGGCACAGGCTACAGCAATCACTGCTGCTGGTCTTGCACCAGATGCTACAGTTGTTGCTGCTCGTCTTGAGAAGTTCACAGTTGATGATGGCACTCTGGCTGCTGCTGCACAGGGTAATGTTGACGCACAGTCCACTGTACAAGGTCAGCTTACACAGTTGATGAACAGCTTCAATGATGGTGCCACTCCAGCATGGGCTGCTGGTGCTATAAGAGCCGCTAACGCTGTCATGGCCTCACGTGGTTTGGGTGGTAGCTCTATGGCTGCTACTGCTGTCTTCCAAGCTGCTATGGAAAGCGCTCTACCTATTGCTGCACAGGACGCTCAAGTGTTCCAACAAATGGGTTTGCAGAACTTGAACAATCGTCAGCAAGTGGCATTGACTAACGCTGCTGCTCAGCAAGGGTTGTCTTTGCAGAACCTGTCTAATGAACAGCAGGCACGTCTGACAAACGCCACCAACTCGTTCGCTCTTCAGAGTCAGAACCTGTCCAATATGCAACAGACAATGTTGGCTAACACACAGATTAGGGCTGCATTGCAAGGACAGAACTTGTCTAACCAACAGCAAGCCGCTGTAGTTAATGCTGCTCGTTACGCTGAACAGGCCAACATCAACCTTAACAACATTCAACAAGCTGCTTTGCATAACAGTTCTATGGCTGTGCAGGTTGATATCTCCAATGCTTCCAATCGTCAGCAAACCAATCTTGCTAATGCTCAGATTGAAGCTGCTCGTCAGGGTAAGATATTGGACAACAAGCAACAAGCTGCTGTATTGAACTCTACACGTATTGCTGAGAATAACAATCTAACTTTCACCGCTGCACAGACTGTTGCGTTGAACAATTCACAGTTGATGAAAGACATTGGTATTTCCAACTTGAATGCTGCACAGCAAACAACAATTGCCAACGCTGCCACCATTGCTACAATGGATATGACAAACTTGAACAATCGTCAGCAAATTGCTGTACAGAATGCTCAAGCTTTCTTGGCTACCGATCTGAAGAACTTGGACAATAAACAGCAGATGGCTGTAGTGCAGAGTCAACAAATTGCACAATCTATTTTGTCTGATGCATCTGCTAAGAATGCTGCATCGTTGACAAATGCAACTAACGCAATCGAAGTTGAAAAGATTAATGCAACACTGGCTCTCACTGCTCAGCAGTTCTCTGCTTCAGAGAAGAACAAAATTGCAGTGGCTAACATGGATGCCGCTAATGAGTTGATTAAGTTCAATGCTCAGGAAGCTAACGACCGTGCAGACTTCAATGCTAAAATGGCTACAGAGATTAACGTAGCTAATGCTAGGTTGTTGGCTGAAGTGTCTACGGCAAACACTGCTGGTGTTAATGCAGCCAATGCTGTGAATGCTAAGAACGCTACAGACTTGTCAGCATCTGCATACGCACAGCAAAGTCAGACTTA